CCGATTTAATCAGCCTACTGGATTAGGCCAACTTTGCGTGACGGACCATGGAGATCAGGTTCGGGTGAACAAGTCGTGCAGAGAGGTATCCCTTCAACATATAGTCGAAGGTGTCCTTCACACGTGCAAGCTCAACGAAGCTGAACAGACGATCCGTTCGGTTGCCCATATCATCGATCTTACCCAAGAATGCTGCACCTCGGCGTGGGTTGTAGTTAACGAGCAGGATATTCTGCTCCCCATCGGACAGAGGCTTAATAGCAATTGGGGTTCGAGAACCATCATCGGAGTATGCTTCCACGGAGCCATTGACCGTACCAGCAGCATCATAGGTGAGTGCCGGGATAATGTCAAGAAGCTGCAAGTTAGCATTTCCTGTTGCGAGTCCTCGGAAGACCATGTAGAGCAATGCGTTGGAGTCAGCGGTCCAAGTCAGGTCAACGGTGTTATCCGTTGCTGAAGTGGTTGCACTGTCCTCAGTTCCGGCAACCTGCTCACCTGTTGCAGTAACGGATGAGATTACGTAGAAGTACTCATCATCCGGCAGCGTACCACCAGAGGCAGCAGCAGCGGTTACTGCGGGGCTTGAGGTTGTAGAAGCAGGAACAATGTAGTCTGACTCAAGCATCGGGATGTTTCCGTATGCAGCCATGGTGATGCGACCTTCTGCCAAGACAGCCTCGGTCAGAGGAATCTGAACCTTGGTCTGAAGACCATCAACAACCTGCTTCATTCGGGTTCCCATCAACCACAGCTTCGGGTCTCCCCTTACGCCACGGAATCCGGTTGACTTAGCGATTGCCTGATCCATATCATCGAGGGCGATCTTGTCGCCACCTGCATCGATGATGTTACCGGGTGCATAAGCAGCCAGTCGAGGAATCAAACCTGAATACTGATAAGCATCACCAGTGAAGCCAATGTCATCAGCAGCACCCCACATGAAACCATACTCAAGGACGTTAGCCATACCCTCAACGGAGCCCTCAAGCTCTGTTGCAAGCGCATCGATGAAGCGCTCATCCATTGCCTGAGCAAATCCAGAAACCGATCCCCAAATACGCTGGATCTTCATCTGAACTGTCTTGCGCTGGTAGACGCTGTTCTTTGCGTTAGCGGGAGTAACTTCACCCTCGAACCATGCCTGTGGATGGCTGGAGCGAACATTGTACTCGTGGGTCTTGCTTCCTGCCTCCAAGACGCTCATCAGAACGGCAAGGGGCTGGAGCTTCAGGAGTTCCTCATGAAGAACGGGATCAAGGTCATAGGGCAGCAATGCTGCACCGTCGCCAGTGGTCTCAAGGGCCTTGCGAAGCTCTCCGCCTGCAATTTGTCCCTTGATATTCTCAACGATACGATCCTTAACAGTGTTCATGATATCTCCTTAAAAAATTCTTACTGTCGTTCACGAATGACGACCTGCGGATTTCGTCCAAGATAGTTCTTGACTGCTGACTTCAGCATGTCATTGTCTTCAGGGGAATCCTCATTTGAGATTTCCTCTGCCGACTCGTGCGGAAGCGCATCCGTCTGTACCTTAGCCTTTCTCTTTGCAGGCTTCATTAGATCTGCGACCTTTTCAGTTAACTCAGTTACCTGAGAACGAAGATCCTCAAGCTGTCCCTTGAGTGCAGCTACTTCATCTTCTTCGTCTGCCTCTTCTTCTGCCCTTTCTACCACAACCTGCTCAGCGGGTTCCGGCTCCGCCTGAGCCTCTGGCTCGGTCTCTGAAACGGCTTCAGTGAGTGCATCCAAGAGAGACTTCGTTACTGCTTCAACATCAGCAGCCGTTAGATATCGCTCTTCAGCGACCTCATCAACCTCTTCAATCGCACTTTCTACATTATTGTCAACTGCGGACTCGACCTCTTCCTCTTCCTCGATGTCCTTCTCTTCTTCTGCCTCAGCAATTTCCTCTTCCTCAGATTCCGAGGAGGCCTCAATGACCTCTTCTTCCTCTTCTGAAGCATCAACGCTTGCAGGAGCCTCAAGCTCTTCTTCTTCAAGATCCTTTTCTTCTTCTGCTTCCTCTTCCTCTTCCGATTCAAGCGAAGCCTCAACGACTTCCTCTTCCTCTTCTGATTCTGATGAAACTTCCAATTCAACCTCAACCGCCTCTTCTTCCAACTCCTCTTCCGGCTGGAGGTCCTTTTCAAGCTCTTCCATAATTGTATCCTCCTTTAAGGAAGTCACTCGGCCAAGTGCCTTAGACACAACCGTGAAGCCGTGCTTTGCAACCATTTGGCGGAGTTCTGAGGTGACTGGAACAACCTTGTCTTCGTCTAAGAATAGACGAGCATCATAGTTTGCTGGATGATCAACCAAACTGATCTCTGCAAGATCATATGAGTTAATGATCCAGCCACCTGTTTCTTCATCA